TCTTTATCAAAATAACCACCACCACTCAACTTACCAGTGTATTCAAATTTAACACCCATGATTTTCACTCCTCTTTATATTTGATCATTCCGCATCTTGTGCATGTTTTGGAAACAAGAATTGGAAATGGATAATAATCGCATTTCGACTTACGATATATAGACTCCCACTTATGAAGTCCAAGTTTGCAAAGTAATTTAGCCACGACGCATTCTCGAAATATCTTTCATCTGTTCTTCATCAATCACAGGCACAGCATTCGATTTATGCATTGTTGCAATACCCTTCACAAGAGTTCCAGTATACTTCAGACTCTCGCGCTTTTCAGTATATGCAAGATTGGTGTCGAGTGATTCAATACTACGAGCAGCATCAGCACCAACACGATGTCCATATGAAAGACTCGGAAGTTTCTCAACACCCAAGATTGCACTTGAGCGAGAATACTTCCGAGCCACAACACCTTTTGCTTTGCGCTTTTTCTTTGGTTTAAACCGAGCAGCGCAATAAATCATCATACGATATACTTCTCTGTGTGATACACATAAAATTTCTCAACTTCGCGAATCAACAGAGTCATCTTCTCCCACTTCTCAACAGGATTCTCCATTGTATGTGAAACATCAATCATATCATTCGCGAACTTTCGAAGAACTGTCAATTCTTCCATGGTCCCTCGAGGCATGACTTCGAAATCACCATTAGACATTTCGACTCTCCCGCCAGTGACGCTTCCAATTCATATAATCAACGACTCTCATCGTTAGATACATAAAAGTTGCTGTGTTAAAAACTACAAGAACCAAGAAAGCCACATATATATCGTACATCACATCCACCTTCCAGTGTTCGCAGAAACAATTACGTCACGACAAGCATCAATGGCTTTCTGAACATCTTTCTGAGCCAGACGAATCTGATACCAGATGTATGTGAAAGAAACAGACGTGAATACAATCAGAAAAAACATCAACAAAATAATCGTTTCCATTAGACTTTCTCCACAAGTTTAGACAAAGTGTAGTCAGCAATCTTGGCGCGAATCATTGAAGGAATGTCAGTGTATGGATCTTCCAAGAAATACGAACATCCATCTCTCCAACTATTATATTTCACAAACCTCGCAAAATCAAGCATATGATTGCGATTACTGGGATCAAATGGAACTCTTGCTCTTGGCGCAAGAACAGAACGACGATATTCATTTGTCATCATAGTAATATCTCCCCTTTCGTTTGGCAGGAATCATAATGAGAATTCCCATCACAAGACCACAAAGACAACCAACAACCCAAGCAACGTATGGGTCACTCATTTGATTGCCCAATTCCAATCTTCTTCAGTGGGGTTATCTTGATCGGGGTCAGTTGCCATCACAGCAATTACATCCCAACCAAGTTCAACTAAACGATCCTCAACATTATCAGGATCAGCACCACGCAATTCTTCAGGTGTGAATGCAACAACTGCATAACCCATCTTGCGTAACTGACGCAGATGTTCTACTGCCTGTTTGATGTTATTTGGATTCGCGCTCATTAATAGTGCTCCGAGTTGTAATCTGCATCATTTGGTTCAAACTCAAGATCATCGTAACTGACCATTTCATCAGTGTCAGCATCATCATCGCGACGATCATATGCTGCGAGAATCTCGTGAACCTGTGTCAGAGAAATTCCCAGTGAAGTGGCAATCTCAGTTTCCTTCATGCCATCGCTGTGAAACATGTCAATGACATCAATCTCAACATTCTTGAAAAATCCCATATTAAAACGGCTCCCCTTCAGGTAACGGAATTCGATTCAAATCTTCCTGTGTCTTGCGATCACCAATCACCAAAAGCAGATGACATGCACGCTCAAGTTTCTCAGCAAGATTGTAACAATCTTTGGCGCTCACATCATATTGCGTCATCGTGTTCGCGAGAACATGATCAGCACCATTCACCAGATCAATGGCTTCACTCAACAATGTTTCAGTTTGCGTTTTCATATCACTCCCACTCCTTGAAATTTTGCGCTGCTTCGTTGTCTTTGTATCCACGAGCATACTCATCGAGTTCCTCGCCAGTCATCACGACAAGAGTGATTTCTTGCGAGCGATAAGTGTCACCAACAAAGTAGTGCGGATTAAAGTCGCGACGATAATAACTATCGGCAGCACCACGATCATACGGACTGCCATGACCACGATCAAGACGCATTAAAGGATCCTCCCAGAAAGAGCATAGTCATTTGTTTCCATCAACTCAATATAGACCGCATCACGAACCGCAGTGTCCCACGCTTCAGGATACTTTTTGTCTTTGCACAATTCCAAGAGCATGAGTTCAACATCACGCCACCGCATGCGCTCTTTTCGAGCAGCATCGACAATCTTCTGGACTTGCGCGTTGCCACGCTTCGAGAACATTCCGTAGTATGGAGTTTTCATTAGGCAACCACCTGCACGCGAGGATCAGCATTTTTCTGCTCGGCGAGATCATCAAAGAAATGATGACCAGGAAGCGGAGCAACAAAAGTGTCAGACGGGAATCGTTTATCAACCTTACCCTGCCACACACGCTTGATCGTGTTGGCGCGGAACGTGCCGTCAGAAAGAACAGCAGTCACGAGACCGACCATGTAGCAGTCATTAACACCAACGAAGTCAAGAGACTTGACAACGTCACCAACTTTCACAACATTTTCATATTTCATAAGACAATTATATCTCTGCAACATGAAATATACAACAGGGAAAACTCTTGCAAAATCAATAACTTACGAGCACGCTTTCGAACACACGTTTTGCCTGTTCGAAAGTGGTGTCCGAGAGGCGGATTTTCTTGCCTGTGCTGCGGCACTCGATTTCGTACATGTAATTTCCAACATGCCAGAGTGTGTGGCGAGCACCAAACTTGTCATTCCCAGACATGATATAGTGTGCGAATCTCACTTGTCGCCCTCCGTGGGATACGGACCAGTGTAATTATCCCAATTATCCATGATATATTCTAACACCTCAGACTGAAATGCTGACAATTCACTGAGTGGCGCTGTGTCATAGTCTGGGTCGGTTGGCCAATCAAACCCAAGTCGAACTGCGTCGAATTTCAGGCTTTTAATTGATGTAATTGTAGCCGTCCTATACGCTGCGGCAGAGCGTTCAATTTCATGTATCATACAACAATCATCGTACAAAACACTGCAATTTACAACAGAAAAAACTCTTGTAAAATCAACAACTTACGAGATCCCGTATAACGAACGGAGGAGGCGCGAGAACGGACTTATCTTGGGGGTTCCCCAAGTTCTGGGGGCAGGTCGAAATAGCGTATTCGGACTCCTGCTTCGCGAAGCATTTGTTCAGCATGTTCGATTGAGTAGTGCTTGCCAGCACCAACGCCAGCCCACACACGATTCGGACCAATGACTTCCTTGATACCTGCTTGAATCAATGCGCGTGTGCAATCAGCACATGGCTTTGGTTCCCAGTTTAGATATGCGCGTGAGTTGTTAAGTGAAACACCAACACGAGCAGCATTGAAGATTGCATTGCGTTCAGCATGTTCAACCCAATTATATTTTTCTGGACGCTTCCAACGATCTTTCCAATCTTCTTCAATGCCTCTTGGAAAGCCATTAAAACCCGTCGACAAAATGACATTGTCATCATTGACGATCACGCAGCCGACTTTTGTCGACGGGTCCTTGCTTTTCTGAGCGATCAGATTAGCCTGTAAGATAAACAATTCATCCCACGAGAGTTCATCACGAATCATAATATAGTTCTCAATTATTTAATGGTAATCTTACGAGGCTTCTGTTCTTCAGGAATGACATTTTCCAATTCAATGGAAAGAATGCCATCAGCAAGGTTTGCATCACGAACCACGACTGTGTCAGAAAGAACAAATTGGCGACTGAATGTACGACCAGCAATACCCTTTGCAAGGTATTCGCGTTCGTCTTTATCTACCTTTTTGCCAGTAACTCGAAGTGAGTTCTTCTCAGTTGTGATGTCAATCTCATCTCTCTTATATCCAGCAACTGCAAGTTCCACATTGTATGTGTAGTCACCAGTCTTAATGATGTTCACTGGAGGAAATGCAGTTTGAGATGCTGTTAGAAGATGAGCCGCATTGTCGAGAGCGGCGAACGCATTTTCAAATCCAAGAGCGGATGGAAGAAGGCGATCGAGTCCGTATGCGGATGTGAGTGTAGTGATATTAGTCATTTTGTAACTCCTTTAATAAGCAAGTTTATAGTTATGGACCCCAAATGGGCATCCAACTCTATTTATACCAGATGAGTGGTGCCTGTTGAACCAAAACCACCAGATCTTTCGGAGTGTTTTGTTGGTACGCTATCAACCACGGTAAAATATATTTGCTCATTGCAAACAACTTCTGCTTGAGCAATTCGATCACCCTTTTTGATTGTTTGCGAGATTTCAGAGATATTTGTAAGAAGAACAAATACTTCTTCCTGATAGTCCACGTCAACGATGCCCTGTGAGTTTGCAAGAATTAAACCTCGCTTGAGCGACAATCCAGATCTTGCATGTAGGCGAATGCTGTAGTTACGGAGTGGTGGGAATTCACGGAGAATGTCAGAATAATTCTCAATCGTAATGTTATGGTCGATTTTAAAGATTAATCCAGTTGGAATCAAAAGACGATCTCCTGGGAATATTGAGATCTCATTTAGATCATTTAAGTGTCTTGCAATCGGCTCATTAAACTTGTTGTAGCCTTTGACGATTTTTTCTTCGCCTGTTGGCTGAAAAGAAAGATCAAAACAGTTTGAAAGGGATGTACCATAAGACGGCAATTCAATATCATCACGAAGTTTGTATACACTTAAAACAAGCACAAATTATACCTCTTTCTTTTTCTTACCAATTGTATACTTTGATACGAGTTGCCAATCGTTTTTATCTTTGAATGGAAGAATCTTGATCTGACTTAATGGCGCTACGTTGTCTTTTGTTTTTGATGGATCAACGAGTTTTACCAATCCCCATTCTGCCATTAGATTCGCAATTGTGTTTCGTCTTGCAAGATCATTTTCAGAAATGTCTGAGGGTTTACCATCCAACTCAAAGAGTTCTTTGAAGTGAACAATGTAGTATTTACCCTGCTTGTGTAAGATGTGGCAGGATTGATATAGAATGTTATCTTTCTTTGCGGCTACGCCGATGCGAGTAAGAGTTTCGCGAACTTTGAGGAAGTCATCTTGCTTTTCTAGTATGACTTCTACTAATTTATCGACCATTTCAATCACCCTTATATAATAGTTTTTTCATTTCGGTGATCTGGTCATCAGAAAGGATCTTCAATGCTTCCTCTGCTTTTGCATCGGAGTATCCATAATATTCCTTAACAACGCTCAAATCACTGCTAGAAGCCTTTTTGTGCCATTTAGAAAATGGGCGTTTCGAGGCTCTTACAATATTTAGGAGAAAGTCATATTTGAGTTTGTTATCAAGGTTCGTAAATCGATTCATTTCGTTCGCCCAGAGAACTGTGTCTCGATGATAGGAGAGCGCACGATTGACCATAAACGACGAATATGACTTTTCGTCCTGCTCGGTCAATAGAGCATATTCTTTCGTCTGTAGGATAGACGGAATGATTTCTTTAAACAGATCAGCCATTGAACTTGCACTCCACCATCATTTCGGTGAGACATGCAGTAAGATTCAATTCCTGGTCAGCAACAAACGCAGACTGGTATTGATACTTTGCGAGAATCAAAACTGCATTTGGAATCGTTGACTTGTCAAGAATGTCGTAGAGATTATCATAAATTTTACGATAAATGCGAGTTGGATCGTCACCGCCAAAGTCAGCAACCCACTTGCGCATTGCACTGAAGTTTTGATCTTTAAGAGAAGTCACAAGATCATTCAAAGAAACATCAGCAATACTTGAGAGAATACCAGCATCAATCGTACCACTGATAGAATATCGTTGAAGTTCATTTAGAACACGACGATAATCGGGAAAGTGTTTCTTGACAACTTCGACCAGTACTGCTTTGTCATAAGGAATCTTTTCAATAGCCAGAATCTCTGCTGCGCGTTTCATAAAAGCAACAGCCATCTTTGGCTTATCATCTTTGCGCAGTTTGAATTCAATTACTGCACAGCGAGAGTGCAATGGCTCAATGATACGATTCTTATAGTTACAAGTCATGATGAAAGTGCAGTTATGAGCAAACTCTTCCATCGCAGCACGCATGGCTGGCTGAGTTGAATTTGGATTTAGATAGTCAGCCTCATCGATAATGATGACCTTCTTTCCGCCAGTCATCGAGATTGAACTTGCATAGTTCTTGATCTTAACTCGAAAAGTGTCAATGCCTGACTCATCTGATCCATTGATCATCAAATAGTCACAACCAATCTCATCACACAATGCTCGAGCAACAGTGGTTTTACCAGTTCCTGGACCACCACAAAGTAGTAAATGTGGAATCTCTTTCCGATCCACATAGGACTGGAAAGTAGATTTATATTCGTTAGGAAGGATACAATCGGAAATCTTATGCGGTCGATACTTCTCGACCCAAAGCACTTCGTTCATAATATAAAACTCCTTATCACTCAAAACTATTAATTAGGATGTTAGATGCAATTTTATTTGCTTCGCCCTCCTTGAAAAATTCTTTCAATTCGAAATTGGTTAAAAATTTCCCATACTTTTTATGGTTCTTGGATTTCTCACTCCAAACATCCACATGACATTTTCTGAGATCTGCATCTTTAAATAGATAATCTGGCAGATCTTGTAACCCAGCCTTCACATAACATTGCGCTTTGGGTATCCACTTTTTAACTAAACGATCATTAACATCATCGTTTTCAAAACACCATGCATGTATTAAGTCTATACCCACAGTTCCATAAATTGTGTTACAAACTGCATGTGGTGTTTTCTTATAGGTCAATTCAGTATTCATAACAAAACTCCTTCTCATTTAGTCGACCAAATTATCATTTATTTCTTTTAAGATTAATTTTTTAAGTCGAAATATTTTATAATAATTTTCTAAACTTTTCAATCTGAATTTAGAAGATATGCCACATGCATTTGCATATTCGCGCAATTTTTCAGTAAAAACAAACTGCTTTAATTTAATTTTTTCTTTTGTGTGAAATTGTATGTAATACATCACATCTTCTTTGGAAACCTTGAATGAATTGTATTCTTTCTTTAGAAAGAAAGCCATCTCTATTGGTCTAAACCATTTTGAAATATCATACTTTGCGGGAATGATCCTACAACGTTTTGCAATCTCGTTTTCTTCTAAAAATGGAAATTTACAAAAACTGGCATCGAGTTTGTCTGCATCTGTAAAGAATACAAAACATTGCTTA